ACTCATAGCAATATCAGCACCCTTTGAATCATCATCTGTCCAAATATTTTGAACATTTGATTTTACCCAAGGATCTTTAGTGTTTGTTCTGTCGTAAATTTTACCATAATAATCAACTTCTTCTTTAGCTTTTCTAACTTCATCAGGTGTAGTTGCATTATCAAATCTGTCTTGAGCTTCCTCTTTCTTTCTTCTATAGCCATCTCTAATTTCTGGCATATAAACTTTCTCAAATCTATTTTTAGCAAAAGTCTTGTATTGTTCAGAATCCTTTCCATGTTCAGCTTCAATTTTAGCTAGCTCAACATCAAGCATATTCTTTTCATCTTTAGAAGCATATTTACCTTTAAGTAAGATATCTTCTCCTTTGTAATTTTTTGGACCGTATTTGTAATTTGCTTTCTTAGCCATAGGTGTACTTTGAAAGTTCTTCATCTCCTTTTAATGTATTCTCGTATTCACTTACTAATTTCTTATCACTACTACTTATTATCTTCTTATGCTCATTATTTAAAGCCTTTTGAGCTGTAGAAATCTTTTTCTCTAATGGAGCAACAACAGTTTTTCTAAATTCAGCTTCAGACATATTAACATCTTTCTTTACAGCAATAGAATCTAACTCTTGTTGTAAAGCATCTAACTCTTGTTTCTTACGATAAACAGAACTAATCTTATTATTTCTATCAACAGACTGTTTAGCCTGAGAATCAGCGTGTGCTTTTTTTATGTCGTATCTGTCAGCCATTATGCGTAACTATAGTGAGAATTAGGTAATTTCTTTTGCATCAATCTTTTCTTATCCGTTTCAATTCCTTTTCTATAAGCCGCTTGACCTTGAATTAAAGCAGCAGTATCACCAGCAATACTAGCGACACCTGCAGCAGCTCCAAGTCCTTTAGCAAATTTACCAGTCTGAAACTTATTAATTCCAGCACCTAATTTACCACCTTTACCAATTCCAAGAAGTCCTTTCTTACCTGTTTTACCACCAGCATCCATAGCAGTAGTATAAGCAGCTTCATCAGGAAGTGCATCAGTAGTTTTTAAAATCTCATCAGCATCCATATCAGCAACAGCATCATCAAGACTATCAGAAGCAGCACTCATAGCATCCTCTTTGTTGATTGAATCTATCAAAGCAGAACCACCTAATGCAGCAGTTCCAGCATCAACCGGTAAACCACTTTTTTCAAAATCTTCTGTAGTATCAACAGCATCTTCAACAGCACGTTCCCTTCTACTTGATTTGTTAGCATTATCTATTGCACCAGAAGCAGTATCAGCACCAATACCCATTCCTATTTTTGCTAAAGCACCACCAGGAACAAAGTTTGTTGCAAGTTTTCCAGCTTTAACTAATTGACCTGCAGCAGCACCACGATTTTGTTTTAAAACATCTTTATCATCTCCTTGAGCAAAAGCCTCAGCACCAATATGTGTTAAACCTGTATAAGCTAAAGGATTGAACTTACTAGTCATAGCATTCATCATTGTCTTTCTAAAACCTTTAGTGCCTTTGTATTGTCTACGCTTGGCTTGTATGGGTATCTCTTCCTGTCGTGTAAATATTGCCATAATTATATACGATTAGATGTTCTGTAGTAAGTTACTAAATTAGTTATTCTGTCATTATGATTGAAATTATTTTTCATTTCAAATGTCATTAGTATGTGTTTACCCCTCATTCTATCTTTTTGTTCCAAAGTTCTTAATGGAAATCTCAAGATATCTTCTCTATATCTTTTTCTACTATCATTTAAGATACTCATATATCTGAATTGAGATTCAGTTTGCATTAGCATAGTATCTAAGAAATTAGAATAATCTAGATTACAATTAAGTCTTATTGAATCCATTGCTTTTGCATTCATAGGATCCTCATTCATAGAAACACTCAAATAAGATTTTTTAGAGAATGAAGGCCAATCAGCTTTCAATCCTAAATCGTGAGCATACAAAGCATTATCATTAGCATAAACATTGTTAGCGTAATTTGATAACAATAAGAATTTAGTGTTAATATAATGTGTTGGAGCAAATGAATGATAACCATTGAAGTAATTTCCATTCTCATCAAAAGTTATTGTAGACTTATGCGGAGTAGTATCATTCGCATTAACTTCTTCATATTGCCAAGGGTCTGTTATCGAATGTCTAAACAATCTATAATAAGTACCAGGTATTGCTTGAAACAACAAAGTAATTCCACTGTTATCGATATTGTAAACATCAGCAGTCCAAGGATTTCCGTCTGTTATGAATAAATAAAGAATAGTATTCTCATTAATACCATAACCAACATTACCATTAGGTAAATATACCGGTTGTCCATTTTGAGCAGGATTTATTTCTGCAGTTTGATTTTGTTCTACAATGTATGGAGAATATGTTTTACCTAGTCCAGTTCTTGAAATAATAGGTATATCACCATTACTACTAGCGTTTAATCTTCTATCTCTATTAAAAGTAAATGTAGCGTGGTTATTACCATAATCAAAAGTACCGTGTAAACCTCTATTTGAAACAGGGTTATCAACATCCTCAAATAATGGAAGTTCATATTCTAAGAATTGGTGTACTCCTTTAACATCTGATAAAGCAACTTTACCATCTTGAGCAAACCTCATTAATTTTCTCTTATTAACATCTATCCAATAAGCAGCTGTATCAGACTTAAACAATCCCCACTGATGTTGATTACCAACTTCTGTAGAAATGTAGTCTATACCGTCTAATTTATCTCCTATACCAGTACTTAATGTTCCACCTTGTTGTGATTCAATTAATGCTCTATCAGAAGCTCTTAATCTACCAAAAGCTGAAATCTGCCAAGAGTATATTTGATTGAATATATATAACGAACTTGTTATTTCTCCATGCTCCCCATTCAAATCTCTAAAATCATTTACTTGAAACAATCTCCAATTATCTACAGGATCACCATAAACTTTCTCTCTTGAATATCTCCATCTTACTGGAAATCTATCATTATCTTTAAAATCAACAGGCTTAGGAGCAAAGAAAACTAAAAGTTCCTGATAAGCCATAACGCTGTTAAGATTAAACTCTTCCCAAACCCCCTCTGGATTGTCATTATCATCAGTACCATTACTATAAAGTCCATTAGGATAATCTAAAGGAGATGTACCAGTTAATTCTCTCCAAGTTCTAGCACCAACATTAGCCCATATTAAAGACGGCCCAGAGCCACCCTCTCCATTTGCTTCTCTCATAGAATGATTAAACTCATATTCATAAGGAAACATACGACCATCAGAATAATCATCATCCTCACTTCCAGCACCATCCCATTGACTATGTGGATACAATCTTAAAAATGAATGATAATCTAAATAACAATCTCCACCATAAACCTCAATACCATCAAAATTTAACCCCACAGGCATACCTTGAGCATCGAATGTAGGATTGTTTATTGGTTGAAAATGACCTGTTCCATAAAAGATTGATTGTTCTAATGCAGTAGGAGTTAAACCACCATAAGGATTTGCGTTAGGTCTTATATAATTGAATATAAAAGAACCATTCATAGGAGAACTACTATTACTTACACCAGCATCATTTAAAGCTCTAACTGTACCATCAGAAGAATCTCTACGGTATAATGGAGAATAACCAAATCCAGCAGCACCAGATGTAGGGTCTATAAAGTTTCCGTGCTTAATGAAAATACTATTCCATTTACCATGAGATCGTCTTTCATCATTAGCTATATCTTTAACCTTACAGTCGTTATTTAATCTCTGAACACCATCCCAATCTTCCTCAAACTCTCTAATACCAAGTATTGTTGTTTTAACAATCTCTTCCATTTTAGAACCATATCTTGGAAATGGATTTGAAGAAAATCCAGGAAAGTGAAAATTGTTTTTACTATAGTATTGTTTGATATATTTCATTTGCTCACCAGCACCACGACCAGTAATTGAAGGACTTGCGTTACCTTGATATTCATCCCAAGCACCACCAATCAATCTAATTTCATCTTGAGAATTTTGATTTGGCCACGAAATACTTCCAAAGTCTACAGCTGGACAATACAATACAGAAGCATAACCTTTTAATTCAAATCGATTTCCATTTCTATTAAATTGAAATTGACCATTATATCCTAAAACAAGTGGTGGATTTAAAATATCAGGACTGGTACCACGAGCAAAATCATAAAAATCTTGGTGGTATGCTGGTAATGGAGTTATAATAGAACCGTCATCATCATCACTAACAGTTACACAAGGTAAAATCATACCTTGAGCAAGTATTGTGCTATCACGTTCAACACGAACTATTTTGAATCCACTTATCTGACTTGATATAGAACTAACATCAATACCACTTATTTTTAATCCCATTATACGTAAATGAGAAACAGCTCTTTCAGGGTCATTAGTTAATGATGGATTAACACTATTCATAGGTGCTAGATTACCACCATTATCACCGACAAATACTTTTTCTGAACGTAGTGAACTATGATTGTAGTTATTAGTCGGCCAAGCTTCATCAGCTAAAGTTCCACCACCAGAAATAATATTTCCATCAACATCTACTCTATCCCAGCTGTAATTCTTTTCAGTTTGATTTGGAAATTTAAAATCTCCTATATGATAAGCAAATGATTTAAACCCAAGTTTATCATAAAACACAATAGCAAAACGATACGTTTCACCTCTAAAATATCCAGCGTATAAGTGATCAACTTGTGTTCCTTTATAATTTAAGTAATCATTTCCAATTACATAATCTTCTGTTCCACCAGGAGAATTATGATTTCTTAATTGTGTAATTCCACTTCTAGGATAACCGTGAGATAATGGCAATGGAGATGGTTGAGGACTATTAGCCCATTCATCAGAACGCATATCTTTAAACATCGGTTCCATTTGTAGGTTAGCAAGTATTGGCTCAGGGTCAAATTGAGCTAATGCATTTTCCTTAATGTTACCATAATAAAGAGTTGAATCTTTTATGTTTAAAGTTTTAGCTCCCACGATACCACTAAATAACTCAGCAATTTCTTCAGGAACAATAGGTTCTCCAATATTTCCAGTATGGTCAAATGATAAAATATCATTACCATCAATAGTTGTATTGATAAATATTTTAGCACTATCAATATTTGAAACAGTTGTTGCATATACATAAGCAACTTCTATGCTATCATATCTTGTATCAATACCTTTTATTTCAACTCTATTACCCTTAGATGTAGTAAGACCAGAACTACCCATTTCGTATTCATTCCAGTTAGTACTACTAATACCATCACCAGCTACAAATACTCTACGAGTAACAGGGTACCAAGGAGTTCTATAACCCTCTTTAGTCTTTAATCTATAAGTGTATTGATAAACACCCGAAAGTAAACCACCACCAACATCTCTAACATACTTAATCATACCCATGTGGAAATCAGTCTGGCTATTCATAGCGAATACAGAAAGGTTATTACCACTATAAGCATTTACATCTGAAGGATTACCTATGTTTTCATCATAACTAAAAGTTACCGTTCTAGGCTGATTACTGTCTTTTTCAACACCATCAACCCAATATGCTCGAATACACTTAGGATTTTCATAAATAAAACGAGCTTCAATTTGATTTTTCAAAAGGAAATTTAAACTATCTCCATTAGGATCATCTTGGTCGTTAAATAAAGTTTTGTAAGAACCTATACCAAACTCATCAACAGATAATAAACCAATCTCTGAAGCAGCTTCATCATCTCTAACAAGAAACAAAACAACTATGTTGTCATTTCCAGTATTCCCAATACAGTAATATGTACCACTATCAGCACCATTTCTAGGTCTAATAGCAACAGATATTTTACCACCATTTTCAGTTATCCAAGAATAAGAACCATCTTTATTAAAGATAAGCCTACCATTCATTGAATCTCTATACGAATTAGAAGGAGTATATAGTACATCACTATCTTGTACCATTCCACCCTCAAAGGTATTTAAAGCTCCTTTTCCTTGCATTAGAAATATTCTTTAGTTGGAAGCGGTACTAATTGCATCCAAAGATTAGATAAATATTTTAATTCCTCGCTATTAGGTAATTCATCATCACCTCTAGCTTGACCACATAAGTCAAACCAACGAGTTTGTAATTCTTTAAAAACGTGATTAGGTAATTTTCCAGCATAATATTCTCTAGCCTTATACATATACATAAGGTAATGAGTAACAGCATCCTCGTGGATTTCTGAAATTAATGGCCAGCCATCTTCATCAACCTCTATTCCCATATAAGAAATACCTATCTTCTCATCATCGTATGCATTAAAATTAATACAACCATTATCTATTGAGAAAACTTGGTCTGAGGAATTGAAATCATAATCATAACCAAAACTTCTGTAAGATCCTCCGTTTGGACCTTGACGATTTATTCCGGTATTTAATCTTGCAACATTTGCATCAGCAAGATTTTTAGATGTAGTTCTAATTTCTGGTTTTTGACTTGAATCTCCTGAAGTTCTAATTTTTGTAGGAACTCTTTTTTGTACAACTTCTTGAGATACTGTTCCATTCACACTATCGGTATATGGAGTTACAGTTAATATAATTTCAGGACTATCAGCAGTCAAAACAAAAGACTCTGTACTTGGTGTAGCTGTATAACCAATATTTGGAATAGCATTTATTTGTGAAGCAAATGTAGCACCAATACTTGTTAATGTATCTCCAGCTACTACAATGTGTGTAAATGTATTTGTTGATAACTCACCACAATTATTTGTAGCGATAGTTATCGTGATAATATCTCCAACCATAAAAGCACCACTAAAGTTAACTCTTATAACAAGAGGAACTCCTGGTATGTCAGTTTGTTTGTTACCACTAACATAGTCTCGGTTTTGATTATTATCAGAAAGATTTTCAACCTTGCCCTTATTGAACATTCTAAATGAACGCTTTGTAACAGGAACAATCTTATTCCCAAACTTAATAGCATTCAAATAAACAAAGTTAGGAGGTAAAGCAGCTTTTCTATTTCTAATGTTAATTTCACATTCAAACCTTTTGTAAGACGATGTAGAGCCAATCTTATTTGAAGCTTCACAAGCCCAACGAGCAAAGTCATCAATACTATCATCAACATCTTTAATACCAAGATTACCCATAACATTACCGATAACCCTTAATAAAGAAACTTTGTTTACTGATTCCATAACTTATTTAATATGATGTATATAGTCTGGTGAAGCATTTTTACCGTAACCACTTAAAGTATAATCTAAATACTCAAAGCCTTGCTCAACCATATCCATATACATACGTTTGTATTTTCTGTCTATAGTGAATCTGTATTGCCTTAAATTCTTTGGGCTATCCCAAAAAACAAAATACCAATAACCAGATCTTAAATCTAACTTTATTTTCTTCCTTACTAAATTACCATTCTCATCCTTGAAAAAAGAAAATGTACTTGGATTATATCTAATACATTTTGTTTTAACAACATCGAGAACACCAAACTTATTGAGAAGAGGAACAGAAGTTCCATTAATTAACATCTTAAAAGAAATTTGCAAATACAACCTTATGACTTTAGAGAACGTTCTATAGTTAATTCTCTTAGATTTTGTTACTCCTTTTGGTAATTCTTGTAATCCCTTATCTATTTCATCCTTACACTCTTCAAAAACTCCAAACAAAGTAACACAGCCATTATTATCCAAGCTTTGCATTATCTTTTCTTGCGTTATTTAATTCATCGTTAACAGCCTGTTCAGTCCAGTTTAATTCATTTCTCAGAATACTAACAAGAACAAACTCATATAAACGGAAAGGCATTGGGTAATCATCTACTGCAGGATCATAACATCTAGGTTCACAATCTTCAGAAGAATATCCAATAACTTTTTCTGGTTGTTCAAAGACACCACGAATATTTACATACTCAATATCTCTGTCTTGTTCAGAAAGCATAAAATAGATAATATTACCTATAAGGTATATTCTACTACTTAGTTTACCAAATTTGGTATGAACCTTATGAGCAGCTTCATGAGCATTATTTAAAATAAAACCCTCTAGCTTATTTATCTTACCAACGTAAGACAAAGCTCTTAAATCTGGAAAATCAATTAGTTTAGGTATCTCTACTTTCTTAACAGTACAACCCCATTTAACATTAGGACAATTACTATCAGCTTTATCAACTTCTTCTAAAGGAACAACACCTAAATCTTGAATTAATGTAGGATGTATATTCTTACCAAAATCAGTTACTTGAAACATTCCAGAAGCTCTATAACCATTAATCCAAAGTCTAATTTGTCTAATGTTTAATCTTTCATCATCTGAATTACCTTGACCGGCACGAGCAATGTTTCTGATATTATAAGCGTATTCGTCTAATGTAGGCATAACGTAAAGTTAAAAAAAAAGGTGGTGATTTAAAACGCACCACCTTTTTTTTATTTGTGTTCTACTCTGATTAAGGAGTGTTAATTAAAGTAACTAAACCAGCTCCGTTACCAACAGTACCATACCAATAAATCTCTTTAGAGTTTGCACCCTCAGAGTCAATGAATGGATTAGCAACTTCAGCGTGTAAGTCAATTCTTACAGTATCATACTGAGCTAAGTTGATTTCAGAAGCATCGATACCTCTATCAACTAAATCAGATGGTTGACCCTCTGAAATAGAAGTTAAGTTAGCAACTAAAGCAATAGTACCTAAAGCACTATCAGTAAAGTTGAAACCTTTTAGTCCTTGCTTATCATCATCTTGTTGAGTAACAGTAATAACACCAGCTGCATTTACAGCAGAAGCAATAGGACTATTTAAAGACCCAGCCTCTTTGTTCATAGCATTTGCTAAAGCAGTAGCTATTGCAGTAACAGATGTTCCACCAGCTTGTACTTCGTGTACAAAAGACTTTCTGTAAAGCTGTCTGTTAGTCAAGTTAGATGTAATAGTCAATCTTAACTTGTCACCTACAGCGTAAGTTCCAGCAAGAGTGAATACTAAGTTACCAGCTGTACCAGCGTTTGGCGCTATTAATACAGCATATTTAAGTTCAGTTTTTTGAACTTTGAAAGATGGTGTTAAATCCACCTCTCCATTTGTGTTTGCAGGGACGTGTCCTTCTGCAATCAAAGCGAAATAATCTCTTCCGATTCTCATAATTTATAATTTTGAAGGTTAATACTTATTTATTAGTGCATATGAGCATTTCTCTTACGCACAGGTCTATGGAACACAGGGTCCTTAGACTTTTCTTCCTTAGCTTTTTCCTCAGCCTCTTTTTTATCTTTAGCATCAGCTTTAGCCTTTTTATCAGCTTCTTTCTTAGCTTTTGCTTTAGCTTCCTTTTCAGCTTTAGCTTTAGCTTTTTTCTCAGCATCCTTAATCTTCTTTTGCTCTTCTTTCTGTTTAGCTAACATTAATTTGATAGTATCTCCTTTCGTAGTTACTTTCTTACTAATCTTAGTTCTCTTGTGAAGATCTAAAGTTTTTAATTCAGCAAGAGTAAAAGCTCTAAGCTGCTCTCTTGTATAGGTTACATTTACTTTTTCCATAACAATATTTTAATTCTGGTTATTCATTTCATTTTGATTAAGTTGATAATTCAACTGTTGTTCAGTTGTAGCCATCATCTTACTCACAGCAATACGAACAATCTCTTCGTGTGTAAACTCTGGTAATTCACAGTTTACATTATTACTAGGATTATTTCTATCTAAACGAACATTAGTTGGTCGTTTAAGATATTTGAGTGTGTAATTTAATGGGTCATTATCAGAAATAATAGATATAACATTATTAGTTCCATCGTTACCTTCTGTATAACCTGGATTAGTATCATCGTTCTTATTAAATGGATCGTGTTGATTTTCGGCAACATCATCTAATTGAACGGGAGATATCTTTTCCCAAGTTGTACCATTCCCACAAGACTTGTTAAATTCACCCATAAGGGCCAATGTGAACATATATTCTTGTATCGCATCTAAATTAATAGATGAAGTATTAGAACCAGTACTTTGTCTCACTAATGGTATTAACTCACTTCGTGTTCTTTCATCGAGTTCAAATTCACGATATCTCGATTCTGCAAATTGTGGTTGCGCTAGATTAAGAAACCTATCCTTTTCTTCATCAGAAAACCAAGGAGAGTCTGCTTTATCTAAAAGCAAATCACAATATTCATGCATTTCGAGTATGTTCATTCTATTTCAATTCTTTACGAATACTTGGGTGTAAGTCATCGTTTTCTCTCAACCATTCAAGAGCTAGTTCAAAAGTTGTCCCTATAGTTTGTTCTTTAAATTTAAAGACACCATTTGACTTAGTAAACAATCCTTTCTCAATACCAGCTCTAATCATAATTTTGAGTTCTCTATCCTCATTTTCCCATTCGTTAATAACATTTTGAGGATCTTCTTGTACCTTATCATAAAGTTTCCTTTTGATAGCAGTAGGTGAACTACGCTCTTTAATTGTAACTAAAAGTACTCTAGCAAAACTCTTAACCTCATCATCAGATAATTTCTGAATGATTCCGTTAGCTTTTGCCTCTAAATCCTTAGCAAGAACAAAATTATTATCCTCAACTTCGTGATTTATGAGTTTAAGAACAGGGTTGGCACCCTTTACATAAATAGGGTGCAACCTTACCTGTTCGTATGTTAGTCTATCGTTTAAATCAGAAAGGTTCAACAATATCTTTTTCTGAACTTTAAGAACTCTTTCAGCTCCATGTTGATCAACATATAGTCGTTTCTTTCCGTCGATTAAATAATCTCTAATGACTATTGTACCAGTCTTTTTAGGGTTCAATAATCTTATTTCTGCAAATCCCTCTGCAGGTACTCCTTCCACTAATTTCTTAATAGCAGTTTTGTTTAGTGTTTCCATTTCTTTTTCCTTTACTAAAAGTGATTAAACAATAATTAATTTAAAATAATATCAATTAAGCAAATACTAATTGACCACAAGAAAGAGGGTTTCTTACGATGATACCTGATTCACATAGGTACTCACAAGTAAATGCATCTCTTGCGTTAGCAGCTTTCATTGATTTTTGGTCAAATGGGTCAACCATTCCAGGAATATATTTTACAATCATTCCTCTGTCGATACCACCTGCACCTTTAACTTTTCTTTCGATGTTAGAAACTCCATCAGTAGTTCCCATATCTAAGAATACCATTCTAAATGATTCAACCGGAGCACCAGAAACTGGGTCAATGTTGTTACCATGTAAGTTTGGATCATCAAATAATGGATTGTGAACTAAAGTCATTGTGTGCCCTAAAGCATTGTATGACGTAAAGTTTACACCAATGTTCATTTCTTCTCCAGTTTGAGCATCGTAGATTAAGTTACCAGAAGGGTAAACTAAATCTTTCATAGCTCTATGGAATGCAACTTTACCTTGAGTACCAGTAAATACAAACCATCTTGAAGATTTATTTCCAGTGTTAAGAGATAACTGAGCTAAGAAGTCAGTAATTCTTTCTTCTGTTAATGTACCATTGTACGTATCGATGTTTGCAGCATCAATTTGTCTTAATAGACCATCACCAGTAACAACTGGACGACCTTGATTATCAGTAACAGTAGAATTACCGTTAGCATCCATAGTAGTTACATCGTACCAATCTTTTAATTCTTTTTGATACAAGAACTCATCTCTTGTAATTTGCTCATCAGTAAAGAACCATAATCTTTGACCGTTGTTCTCAACCCAAGTAATATCAGTTAAAGCTGAACCAGAGATTGATTTAGACTTTCTTGAAATACTAATGTAGTTGATATACCAGTCTGGATAAACGTGGTTCTCATATCCTCTATCAGAACTTTCAGGGAAAGCATTACCAACAGTATTAACTGTAGTTGCAGCAGTTAAAGATGCAGCAGAAACAGCATAGTTAGGATCAGTAGATTGAGGTTTGAATGAGAAAGTGTAACCACCAGTAGTTGGAGTTGGCTCACCCATAACAATAGCTTGATTTCCATCAGCAAATCTTACAGTATCGTAAGGGTTTAAGAAGTTTTCTTCAAATTCTACAGAGAACTGAGTTAAACCAGCACCATTACCAGTATTAGTTCCAGTACAAGTAGAAGGTCTATTAGTTCTTCCTAATATTGGCCATCTAAATGCATTTTCACCAATCATTTCTTCTTTAGCGAATTTTCCTAAACCATCTACTAAATAACTAATAGAATATTGTGGAAATTGTCTGATAATCGTTTTAGCGATTTCAGGATACTTTAACAAGTTAGTTGTTAAAGAGTTTGATTCTACGGTATCTTTACCGTATGTACCTTTATGATATTTCATAACAAAACATTTTTAGTTTATAAATAATTTTAAAATATTTTGCAAAAACATAAATATCTTACTTTTTCTTACCATTCGATGTAAACTTACTTACATCAAATTCATCAGAACCAGCAGGATCTCTATACCTCTGCTTATCTGAAACATCTGGATTCCCAATATCATCGAGAATTTCTTGCTTGCCCTTATTAAATCCCTTGTTCTTAGCAGCTTTAAGAATAACATCTTTGTTTTTCCATAGCCAAGCCGCCTCTGATAGATTAGCCGGATTATCTGTAACCTCATTTAAGAAGTTACCCGATGTAATATACTCAAGGTGGTTTTTACGGATTTCAGGAAGTTTATTCTCATCCTTTGACATCTTCATATCGAACATTGTATCGATACCATTAAGATGGTCCGTAAGCTCCTTAACTGCATTATCTCTATCTTGCTGTTGCTTTGCCTCAGCATCTTTGTTAGAATTAATAACAGATTGTTGTTCCCTTTCAATAGCACTATCAAGTCCGTTTCTAATTTTCTTAGCCTCAAACTTTAGAGTGTTATTATCAGTATGTACATCAATCGCTTCATTGATTTCCTCTTCAGAGAATCTTTGCTGTTTCAATTCAAGTCTAACAAGCTCTTCATCAGTTTTCTTCTTTAAGTTCTTAAAGGTAGTAATCTTCTTACTATCAACAGAACCAAGCTCTAACTTTCTAAGCCTATCATTCTCAGCTTGAATACTTTCAAGAGTCTCTTTAAATTCATCAACAGTTTTAGCTTCAAAACCTAATTTATCAGCTACAACTAAATAAGCATCATCTAAAGAACCTTGACTTTGATTACCTTCACCGTCTCCGTTTCCAGCATCATCGTCACTATTATCATTTGAATCATCGTTAGAATCATCATTTGAATTTTCATTATCATTATTCTGATTATCTCCTTCGCCATCACCCTCTCCATCATTTCCTTCATCTCCATCTCCCTCGTAAGCATCCCAGCTAAAATCATCTCCATCATCATTCCCATCGTTTCCATCATCGCCAGAATCACCAGAGCCATCTCCATCTCCTTCTCCATCTTCACCTTTATCGCCACTTCCCTCATCGCCTGAATTATTGTCAGGTTTATTTTCTTGAGAAGCTATGCTTGAAAATGCATCAGCATCAAAATTATCTCCATCTCCGGAATTACCGTTGTCAGAATTTTCATTACCTTCATTACCAACACCAGAATCGTTATTCCCAGTGCCTTGTTCTTCTTGGTTGTTTTCGTTGTCTTTTTCCATAACGTTTACATTTAAATTAAACAATCAATTACAAATATATATTATTTTTCTGAAACCGTTGCTTCAGACATTTGCTCGTTATCTTGAGCAGTACTTTCTAACATAGTTTGATCTAACTTAGCTCTACGCTCTTCCGTTTGCATATCTTCCTTATGTTCTAAGTCATTACCTTGCCTCACACTATTTCCTTCTTCTTTTATCTGAGCAACAGTAATATCAGCATTAGCTTTAATCTTAGCAACCTCAAGAGGTACCTCAATTTTTCTACCCTCTATCTCATTAGCTGTGTCAGTAGCGGCAACCTTACGTTCTTCAAGTTCAGCTTGTTGTTCACGTATTGCTTGCAACCCTTGAGTTAAAATACTTTCAACCTCACTTGAAGTTTCAGCATTAACAGATTTAATTACAGCCACAGGATCAACTTGACCAGTTGAAGCATATCTTTCAAGAATAGCCTTAATCTCATTTTTACGCTGAACTTCTTTCCCACTATTTTCAACAAATATTCCATACTCATCAAGAGCAATAGATTTATCTATTTCAAATGTTTCCATTCCAGTATCGCCAAAAATATTAGCCATTCTACCCTCATTACCCCAAGCAACTTTCATTAATCCAGCCATAGACTGAAATACATCTCCAATTAACTTATAATGTAAATCAAATAATGGAGCAGTAATCAAAGTAGATTGCATTACGTTTCTTTCCGTAACACCAACTAAATCTCCTGATTTCTGAACACCACTACGAGCAGCGCTAATACCAGTTAACTTATCAGCAGTTTCCTCAATCATTATTTTCAGATTAACCATCTGAGCAACAGATTGTGATAACGTAAAGTCAACTTGTTGGAATTGGTTGAATGAATTGGTTTGCATTCCCTCAGCCTTATTATTAATAAGAATAAGACCTGTATTCTTAGCGTGATAGAATACATCTTCTAATGGAACACCTTTAGGTTTTTGAGAAGTATCGTACACAATAGCTTTACCACCAGCTCTTGACATAGCAAGCTCTATCTGGTACATTGTGATATTAAGTAATATTTGTAAGTTTTTAAGAGAATCAACTATACTTAATGTTTCGCCATTAAAGTTGTTTCTAATAACACCATGATAATCGAATAATGCATTAGCATAGTTTTCCTCAAACCTTATTTGATTTGGTTTTCTACCCCAATCAATTAACGTATCGTGTCCAATAAGTGTAGCCTGGTGTATATCATTAATTGGTTTACTAACAATTTCTTCCCCAGCCTTTGCTTTATAATTGTCAGCAACTTTCTTGTAATAAGGATTTTCAGGGTCATAAGGATTTGGAGAAACTTTATGTTTAACCATTCTAATACTCTTCCATTGAAGATGAACAACTCTAATCTTTAAGTTTCTACTTTCATCATACGAATAGAAATCCCAAATATCAGAACCATTATTATTACCTTGTAAAGCACCATTCTCTAATTCTTCAAGTTCAGTAAGTTGTTTCTTTGTAAGCTTATGAGAATATTGGTCTACAACTTCATTTAATGTTTTCCAATTATCTTGACCAACATATTTAGAATCTTTTAAATCTTCTTTGTCAATATCAACATCGTATAACATTACACGAGGATCCATTCTCTCCGCATAAGGGTCACCATTCTTGATATATGTATAATAAAATTCTTTACCGGTAATTCCTAAATCATAGAAACCTCTTTTAAAAGAACTTTTTAAATCCCATTTTTCAACACAATATCTTAAACCTACATGAACTTGCTCTTCAATAGCATTTCTGAATTTAAGATTTTTATATCTTTCTATATCCTCTGGAACTTCTTGACCTACATTCTCATCAGGTATTGGCATACCGATAGCCTTCTCAATATCTCTACGTATAGGCCTCATTAATACTTCCGCAGCTAAACTAATCTTCTCTTCATTCTTTCTACGGATAGCATTACGATTAATTACTTGAACAGTAAATTGTAATGGTTGACTTATTAACTCACCAGCTAATAAATCTAATTTAGGCATAATGATAGGATAGTTAACAAAACGAGCTGGAGATGTAATTCCATACATATCCGTTACATACTCAAATTGTTTATGATCAAACTTTCCTGAAGCTATTAAATAATTTTCGTGGTCTTTTCTTCTTGAATCAATGAACCTATCATATCCCTTATGGTATCTAAGTATTGAGTTAACACAATCTAAGTGCCATTCCTCATTTTTCTGTTTGAAGGGAATATTCTGTTTAGGAAAGTCGTTCATACAATTTACTAATTATCATCATCTAAATCGTAATCAAAAGTAGGTAATCTTTTTCTATTACCAAAACCATTGTTCTTTCTATTGGCACCAGACAAACTTACGGTACCATCATCGGACCTTGAAAACTCTGGTAGACCTGCCATTTTCTCTAGCTTTTCCTCTTTACTACTATCAATTATATTTTTTAGGTTATCCATATCGTGTATTAAAGCCATACCGAAAGCCATAACCCTATCTGTATTTTTCCTACCATATACGGAGAACTCATTTAACAGTTTCAAGAAATAAATATCTTCCCAATGTTTTTTAATGTATTCATCCACCAATTCAGTCAACAACTTCTTTTGGAATGTTTTCATATGAATACCATACCTATTTGTTACTTGACTCCAAGGACTATCTGCAGCACGAGGACGTTCTTTCAGATATCTTGTCATTTTATTATCTATAAAATATTTTAAGAAACCATCATCATTGTACTCAACCAATATTTGGGTATCATACATAATAGCTAGTTTCAAACAATTCTCATAGAACTTCTCTTTAGAGTAAGGTCTATCAGTATAGAACGCCACAGGTAATTCACCTATTGTATTCTGATTAACAAACCTACGATATACACACATACAACCTTTAGACCTATCCCCTTGTTCAGAAGCAGGTTTTTTCATTTCTTCTAATTCATCATCTATGTGGTAAGGATCCACAGCTGACAAGTGTATATTTTTAAACCCATCGATTGGTTGTTCAACAAGTTCAAATGGATAAGCATCTTCTTCAATACTCTCTGGAACAATTAATTCACCATTAGCTTTATCTTCCCATTCATAAACTACGACTGGCTTACTTCCAAATATTTCTTTTCCATCTTTATCTTTACCCCACTCTAATCTTGCACGCTGTACTCTTTGAAAGGAAGGATTTGTATTGATATTAGATATCTGTTTATTAATCTTCTCTAAATCAAATGGAGTACCACCACTACGATAAAAAGCGTGTTCTACCTCTAGTGGATTCTCTTGTAAGTAAGAATAATACGTTTGTAAATCTCCAGTATCTTTTCTACGTTGAGCTTCTGCCAATACAAATTTCTCAGCACCAGCTGTATCAGATATACCAGTACTCATATCAAAGAAACTACCAAATACTTTAGAAGCCTTAATGAATACAGGTTTAAGATTATACCTTTCAGCATTATAATACATCTCCATAAAGTCATCAGACTCTACTTCCATATTATTTGAGGTACCACCAATGATTGGTGTACCAAAGAAAATATCTCCCTCTTTAAAACAATCCTCAGAAGATTCAAATGACCTTTTAAGTTTTAGGAACTCCCCAGCCTCTTCAAATACCATATAGTTCAATGAGGTACCACGAAAAGCATTAGGCTTTTCCATTACCCTAAAATGTATCATTGACTTAGTTCCTTTTTCCACCCAAATACCATCTATCTTCTCCTTATATCCAGACATCAGTATCTCTTCATTATTATGAAGTATCTTATTTCTTAATTCAGGGGGTAGCTCATTGTATGATAACAGTAGTTTTTTTCTAAAATCTTGAACATAATCTTCTTTTTGAGCACCTAAACCATTTTCAGAATGAGGATACATAGTCCACTCGTGTAACAATGTATTCGCATTCATAAACGAAAACCCTTTACGCCTTGCTTTTACAACGATTATTCCATAACCACCTTTGTTATCTTTACCATCACCATATTTAGCGTGATATATTTCAAGAAAATATTCATGATCTTGGTCACGATAACGTGGTGGTATCATAGATTTACGCCTTGCTCCTTCTGCAAGACCATGTATTTTAGAGAAATTTAAATAGAAATAATAATTTGGTGGTATCCAGGAGCCACCAGTTGGTTTAAACCCATGCTTTAATCTATGCATTTGTTCTTTCCAATAAGCAAAATACTCAGCTGTATTATGCTTTAACTTTCTGTAATCTTGATTTCTATCAAAAATTACTGGAGAATATTTTTCTGCAGATATCATTCAGACAACCTCTGTTCTTGTTCAATTAAACTGAAATTATCAGAACCGGTACCTTGTATTTTAGATTCACTTTCTTGGTCCTTTAAAATCATTTGCTTTATTTTCTCTCTTGATTCTGCTGCAGTAAACATTTTTTTCTGCATATCATTAATCTCATCAATATTATCTTTGGTTGCAGTTATTTTTCTAAACTCCTTAGTAACCTTATAAGCTTGTTCACTCATAGCATTATATTGGTCAATCAAAGGATCATACTGTAAATTAACATATTCCTTTATCGCATCTTGAACATCAACATTTTTTTCTTGAGGATTTTTAAGTTTATCGGTACCAAAAATAATTTGACTTACCCTAGCCTTTCTTTCATCTTCTGGTAATCTTCTATATGGAGATTTATAATCATACACACAAACTATCCATCGAACTTGCTTACTACCACCTTTTTTACTTTTGTAAACTTTCCACATTGCTGGCATTAATGCTATAGATTTATCCTCTAAGAACACATTCCCATCCTTACCTATACTTACAAGTTCGTTATACATTAATATCTAAATTTATTCTTACCTTTTCTTGAAGTTGGTGTAAGTTTTTTCTTACCCTTTTTGTTAGCGCCTTTGTTCTTTTTGGCCCGTTGCTCTCTTCTTTGAGCATCCTCAGCAAAAGCCGCTTTTTGACCTAATTTTCCCATTAGTTATAGATTAATTGATTTATTGTTTTATCAACATACTTATAGAACCTTTGTCTATGAGCAATAGATTCTTCTTGTAAAAATAAGAATAAAGCTTGTATTCTGACAGAACCAAGTCTTTCTCCACTACAAGAAACCCATTTATCATTTTTCTTTATAAGCTTTAGACCATCAATGTCAAGCATATTTTCTCCTAATCTTATTACTTCTACATTTCCCATGTTATTCATTTTTTTCGATATAAATTGGATTATAGTAAAACTCACTAGAGTCTTTACGTCCAGCCAATATATCTACGTTAACTAATTCGCTCAATCCATTATAGATTGATTTGTTTTCTTTGAACTCAAGCTCAAACTTCGCATTCTTCATATCAAAATATATTATACCATCTTCTTTGTAAGAAGTTTCGATAATGTAAAGTAATACCTTAGATGCTGTTTTACTAAGCTCTGAAATCACCCTAACATATTCAAATGGAACATTAAGAACATCCTCATCGAATGGGTTATTATCGTGCATTTTGTGATTCCTCATAATACAAAGTTAACAAAAAAAGTGTATTAAAAGTACACTTAGCAATAAAAATAGTACATTTACGATATGTTAGAAACTAAACGAAAATACAAGATTGGTTACAAGCCTAATGTTTGTACAATATCAGGAACTTTTTTCTATATCAAAAAAAAGGATCTGGATAAGTATAATCGTTTAAAAATGTCAAATAGACATAAAGAGAAAGATAAACTTGTAAATGAAATATTTGTTTACGAAATTCTTGCTGTCATCGATTGCGAGAAAAAAATTCCTACCAAAAAAATTAAAGCATCTCTAAATAGAAGAATTTGGAAGATGTATTCTATTTCTGGAAAAATAGAAGATTATAAAACACACTTAAAAGATATTAAAATCATAATGAACCATGGAAAGGTTAATTATGAATTTGATGAAACAATCCATTAATATGATTCTAAATCAAATCGACCAACTTAAAAGAGGTCCAATTACAGCGAAGCAATTAAAAAAGAAAGGAATTAAATCTCCTGAAGAAGAAAATGGTATTAGATTAGATTCTAAAACTATAGTTTACCCTAAAAAGAAATTTAGATCAGAAGCTTCTAAGCAAAAGTGGATTGAAGAGAAACGTAAACAATTAAATTTAATATAGCTATGAGCGAAGAAAACATTAACGAAGAGAACAATGTAGAAGTTATCGAAGATGCTGCTACACAAGAAAAGCAATTAGTAGACCTTCCAATATTCCCATTAATCAAATGTGAGAGAGAAAAGAACACTCTCATACTACTAACCTATTTTAGAAAGAAACACCAAGGAAAGTACTATTTAGTTAAATTCGACAGACGAGCTTATGTTCCTGAAGGACGAATGGTATTCTCACCGGCCATATCATCTTTTATGAGAGATATCTACTTAATGATGCTTCACGGTAAGATTAGTGTAAGAACCAAAAGAAATGATGGTACCAGGTATTATAAATTAGATGAGAACCAGATGGATGAGAAATTGAGAATGAAACCGATATTATGATCGTGCTAGATTAATAAATAAATTCACATAAAGAAAAAACCCCAGTTTGCACGAGCTGGGGTTTTTAATTGCGTAATCATTTAAAAATCAAAAATAACATAACAATAATAGAAGTGACTACAAATATAAAAAAAACCTCATACCATTAGCTATTTGGTACAAGGTTTTTTTAAAATTCTTCTTACGCTGGCTGCGAACTCTCCTGTCACTTAGGATTCCGGATTGCTTTCGGAACCACCAGTCTACCGTCATTAAGTACAATAGAATCAAGTTTAACCTGATAATTGCTTAGTTTGGTAGAGCATATTCTACAAGGCTCGGTTAATTCCTTTGCCTTATAGTTGAACATAGCATTGTAATCAGCATTATGTTCAAATTGGTCTAAACCAGCTTGTTGAGTTTCAATTTCATTCCAATTCTCAACTACTTCATCGATATGACTATTCTGCTCAATCTTAGCTCCTACCAAGAAAGAAATTACCATCAGTGTAATCACCGATAAGAATTGCCATATTTTAGAATCGTTTAGCATTGGACCGTAAATCTACTAATAATCTTTTTTCTCTGCAAATCCTTCTTCAATCAACCATTTATTGATATTTACACCATCAGCGTGTATAATAGCTAATAAACGACCATACTTACCACGCTTATCATTCATCGTATAAATGTGAACAACCTCAGCGTTTTTTAACTTAGCTCTCAAAGCATCTCTACTCTTTAAGCCTTCGTATCTTTTAGAACCTCTAACCTCTGGTGCATTTAAGCCATATAGTCTAAGCTTCTCAATTTTAGAGATATCTAAACCAAGATGTACTCTTGCTGTTACAGTATCTCCATCATATACAGAAATTATCTCTGTTTCGTACTTAGCCGCAAAGGAACTAAGTAATAGGGCTATGCCTAATAATATAAATATCTTTTTCATAATTCTAATTTTATTCCCAGTTATAGGTAAGGAAATCCGTATCCCTCTCTTTGTGCTCACGGTTTTAATTTTTAACCTCACCATCTGGGGTTGTCTTTAACGTTTTAAAATAATCGAGAAAA